AACTAAGGAGAAACAATGTCACGTCCAACACGCATCGAAGTAAACTGCGAGACTGGTGTAGAAACCATCATCGAACTTACAGATCAAGAAATTGCTGACCTAGAAGCAGCAGCACGTGAGGCAGAAGCACGCCGTGCTGAAGAGGAAGCAGCCAAGGCTGCAGCAGAAGCCGCTAAGGAATCTGCTCGCGCTAAGCTCGCTGCCCTTGGCTTGACTGCCGAGGAAATCGCAGCACTCTCTAAGTAATACTTGCTGTCCCTAACCGCACAACGTGCGGTTCTTTGTCGTACCTGAAAATCATTAAGGAGCAAGAGTGACTATTGACCACTATTACGATATAACAGATCGTATTCCGGTTAAGTTATCTAACCCACAAAACCAACAGACGTACTATCAAAACGGTGTGGCGTATGACATCTCAATCGGTGGACAACCTTTCTTCTTGCTTAACGATGACAACAATCCTTACCGCTATGTCACTGCTCAGTATCGCAAGCAGCAGATTGACCAGAGCCGTGAACCTGGTGAGCAGACGCTCACTGGTTGGTGGTTACGCAGCCAGTCAACATTCCACCTTGGTCAAGGCATTAAGTTCTTTGAACCAGCACAGGATGAATCACTGCGCTTCCAGTACACCTACAGCAAGGGCTGTGATGTGTGGACTAAGGGACAGGTAACTCTCCTTCCTGATACCTTTACAAGTGCTCACCCAATCACTACTGGATTCCAAACTAACACCAGACCATTTCAGTTTGCACGTTCTATTCGCTGGAATAACACAGATGGCATCTTGCTACACGATGGTTATGACCTAGACAAGATTGCAGTAGATGGAACAGTTACTCACTTTCAGGATTACACATCAGGAACTGATGATCCAGTATATGCAGTCTGCGATGATGGAGTCTACGCCTACTGGGTAACTAACGATGTTGCATCAGGTAAGTTAGAGTTCAATAAGAAGTTGCTGACTGCTACTTCATCAACTGCACCTACTGTGATGTTTACTCAACCTGGTATTACAGTCACCAACGCAGTCCTTGAATACACCAAGGAACGTATCGTAGCTGCAATCAACAACAAGATTTATGAGATTGCAACGAGCGCTACTTCACTACCTACTGCTGTCTATACCCACCCAGACCAAGATGTAGTCTTTACAAGCATCACCTCAAGCGGTGCTGCAATTTACATATCAGCATTTTCTGGTATCCAGTCAAACATCTACAAGTTCACACTCAATACCTCAGGCGCTATGCCAACTCTGACCAGTGCTATCACCGCAGCAGAGATGCCAGTAGGTGAGAAGGTATATCGAATTGCGTATTACCTTGGCAGTATGGCTATCGGTACCAGCCTTGGATGCCGCATTGCTGATGTATCACAGACCGATGGCAGCATTGCCTACGGCCCACTTATCTTTAACTCAGAGCAACCAGTCTATGATGTAGCCTTCAGAGATAAATACCTCTGGTGTACAACTAACGTAGATGGCAACCCAGGATTGACCCGTATCAACTTAGGTCAGCAAGTAAGTTTTAACTTGGTCTATGCCTACGCTTGGGACTTGTATGACCCATCTACAACAGGTCGTCATACCACTGCCTGCGCCTTTGCTGGTAATACAAACCAGCTTATCTTCACTACAGAGAAGACTGCAACTAACGGATCTATCTATATCCAACACGCAACTAACCTCATTGAGACTGGCACTATCCGTACTGGTTATGTCCGTTACAACACTGTAGAAAATAAAATCTTTAAGTATGTTGTACCAAAGTTTGATACTACCTACGGTGCGCTGACTGTATCTTCAGTAGACCAGAATGGTACTGAGTATGGTCTTGGTACCTACGCAGAAGGTACGACAGTTGACCAGATTGGTATTGCATATCCACTGGGAGCGCAGCAATATATTGGTTTCCAATTCTCGTTTGACCGCTACAGCCTAGATGCAACTAAGGGTCCTAAGTTTACTGGCTATCAGGTAAAGGCACTTCCTGCAGTACCACGTCAATACCTTATCCAGTATCCCTGCTCACTCTTTGATTCAGAATCAGACAAGTTCGGTAACAAGGCAGGCTCAGATGGTTCTGCTGTCTTACGTCTTGGTGCTATTCAGCAGGTTGAATCTGCTGGCGATACCGTCAAGATTGAAGACTTCCGTACTGGTCAGGTCTATACAGGAATCATTGAAGAGACAGACTTCATCAACAGAACACCAACCGATAAACGCTACTCAGGATTTGGCGGGTTACTCCTAGTCACAATCCGTACGATTTCATAGGAGAGATAACCTTGTCACCGGCAGACTGGTCAGGCATCGTCTATGCCTATTTCTTTGTAGGAACAGCCACTGTATATGGTTTGTTTCGAGCATTTCATCACGCTATTAAGACAGCAATCGAGATTGCTATAACTCCAATATGCGATGACCTACAGAAAATCAAGTACCAGTTGTATAACAACGGTGGCGAATCTATGAAGGATGCGATTGATCGCATTGAGAATGATGTTGTTGAATTAAAAATTAACCAAGCAGTAATCAAGTCAAAGCTGGAGGTCTGATGAGTCAGCGTGCAGATTTCCTAGCAGTTGCCACCAAAGAGATTGGCACAGTAGAAGGACCTAAGGATAATGAGACGAAGTATGGTGCGTTTACTAAAGCAAACTTTCTTCCTTGGTGCGGTAGTTTTGTTATGTGGTGCGCTTATCAGGTTGGTCTTAAGATCCCAAATGTCGTAAGCACACACCTCGGTGCTGAGAAGTTTAAGGGAACTGGCGCTTGGTCTAATGCAGAAACTGCAAAGCCAAAGCCAGGAGACTTAGCATTCTTTGATTTCCAAGAAGGCGGTAATCCAATAGACCACGTAGGTATTGTGGTTAAGGATAACGGAGATGGCACCGTTACTACCATTGAAGGTAACACCGCAGGTACTAAGAAGAAGTCTTCATCAGAGCGCAATGGTGGAGAAGTAGCAGAGAAGGTTCGCGCATATAAAACCAATAACAAAAAGAAGTTAAAGGTTTTTCTTGTTGGCTTCGGTAGCCCGAAGTTCAAAGACTAGGAGAAGCAATGAAGTTCAATAAAAAAGTATTAGAGATGTGGGCTAAGTGGGTTGTAGGAAACCTATTTACTGCAATCGTTATCATCGGTAAGTCACCACTTGACTTCACCACTGCTGACTGGAAGCACGCAGCTAACGCTCTATGGCTTGCAGTTGTACCAGTAGTTATCGCTTGGGCTAACCCTAAGCACGATTTGACTATGACCAAACCTAAGTAAAGTTTGACTGCGAGGCTATCGGCCCGTCCCTTCGGGGGCGGGCCGTTTTTTTGTTGCCTAAAATTAGGTGCTAGGGCGGTTAGATTTTGTTGGAAACCTAACCCTTTTGTGACGACCTACCAACTTAGTCATTCCCTAGCAGTTAAAAGATACCAGAATTACTATCGCCGTTCAAATGTGTCTTGAGCCTGTGACAGTTTGCACAGAGCGTTTGTAAGTTAGCAGGGTCGTTGTTATACCTATCTCCGTCAATGTGGTCAACGTCCAACTGACTAGAGTGGACTGGCCTGAACTGGCAGTGCTCGCAGTAATCTTTCTTGTAGACTGCGTGCGGGTATCTACTCTTGACAACATTCCTGCGATAGACGGCATAGCATCTAAACCTACTGGTCAGGTTAGACATTTTTGAATCTCTTGTTTTGATTTTGGTAGGGCCACAGACTGAACATATACCAGTCCGATTCTCTTCGTTAATCTCCGAGAGTCTGTGCTTCATCTCGATCTGGAGGGCAGGGAACTCGTACTAGATTTCCACAACTAGCGCAGGTAGCATCAAGGAAGTACCAGACCAGCTCGTAATCATCAAAGGATGCTAAGACGCTAAAGACCTGTGACCCACAGGAACATACGTGGACTGGGCCTAACGGCCTTATATCGGCTCCAAAAGGCTCAGGAAGGCCATTGTAGGCGTTACGCCAAGACCTGAATTTCCGCAGGGTTGGTAGACGGAGTACCATAGCCTGCCTCTCACACTCCTCGGCCCGTAAGGGCCGCCGTACTGTAACTCGCCTTACGGCTCGTATTATAATCATCTTGCCCAGTATGTGAATTGGACGACACGCCGTGATATTATCTCCAGTATGACAACTCTCGTAGGAATCCAAGGAAACGATTTCTTAGTAATGGCAGCCGATTCGCAGATCACCGATGGTGATTCGCGCATCATCTCAGTACAAACACCCAAGATTGTGAGCAACGGAAAGTATCTGCTTGGTCTTACTGGTGACTCACGGCCAGGGGATATCTTGGCTTATGCGTGGAAACCACCGCTATATCGTGGTGAACATCCAACCCAGTTTATGGGAGCAAAGATTCTGCCTAGTATCTCGGCAGCTTTCAAAGAAGGTAACTACGAGATAGATAACAAGGAGATGAACTTCTCGTTCCTTATTGGGTTCAACGGCAATATGTTTTCTATCGGCGGGGACTTGTCCTTTAACGCATCTGAGCGCGGATTATTTTCGGCAGGCTCAGGTGGAAATTATGCCTTAGGGTACTTGTATTCCTTGCCACATAAGAATTACAATACGTTGTTAATGGCAAGTGTTGTTGCTAAGAAGGCTGTAGAGATTGCATCCTTACTCGACATCAACACCTGTCCACCAATACAAGTTGTTACACAAGAGAGGGCGCATAAATGAAAGAGTTAATTGCATATTGCGGCATCTCATTCCTCATAGGTTTTGTCAGTGCTTATGGGTTTGATGCCTGGCTGCAATGGAGAGATGATAAGAAATGGCAATAGCAGATCCTAAAGAATTACTGCTACACGTACTGCATTCTAAAGATGCAAGTCGTGATAGAAGTCAGCAGACTGAGGTAGGTCCATCAGAGATTGGTGGTTGCCGGCGCAAGGTTTGGTACAGACTCAACGGTCAACCTGAGACTAATGAGAATCAATCTAAGCTGGCAGCGATTATGGGTACTGCTATCCACGCTGCTATTGAAGAAGCGATTTGTCACCTAGACCCAGAAGGCAAAGAGTATCTTGTTGAAACTGAAGTTGCTTATGGCGACCTGAAAGCACACGTAGATTTATTTGTACCTGAAACTGGTGCAGTCATTGACTGGAAGACATCTAAGGTAAAGAACCTTGGTTACTTTCCTAGCAATCAACAGCGCTGGCAGGTGCAGGTTTATGGTTACTTGCTATCAAAGAACGGTTTTGATGTTAAGACAGTAAACCTAGTAGCGATTGCTCGTGATGGTAGCGAGAAAGATATTAAAGTCTTTACTGAACCATACGATGAGACTATGGCAGAGGCTGCGCTGCACTGGCTGGCCAATGTGAAGGCTATGACAGAGGCCCCTGAACCTGAGAAAGAAGCAAGTTTCTGTAAAGACTTCTGCCAATACTATGACGCATCTGGAGAGATGGGTTGCGTAGGTTTATCAAAAGAACGTATCGTCCTTAGTGAAGTCGTGATTGAGGACGATGAAATTGACAAGCACGCCTTGCACTACTTACAGTTAGATAGCAAGATTAAAGAGCTGGAAAAAGAAAAAGAAACATACAAGGCTGCACTAGAAGGTTCCACTGGTGTCACCAAAAGTGGCATCGAAATCAGTTGGACAACAGTTAAAGGTCGTGAGACTGTAGACGCAAAAGAAGTTGAGAAACTTCTGGGGTTTGTTCCGAAGGTTGTCGGTAACGAATCTGTAAGACTCAATATCAAATCAAACGGAGGAAAGTAAATTGGCTGCAAATGAAAACACCAAGTTCCAAATCAACTACAAGTTAGCTGATGGAACTCTTATCAACCTTTACGCATCAGATGTAAAGGATCTTGAGACAGGTCTTACTGACCTATCAATGGTATCTGCGTTGATTAAATCAACAGCATCAGAATTATCAGGTAGCACTGGAGCAGCAGTTGCTGCAATCAAGTCTCAGTTCCCTAATGCTGCACCAGTTGCAGCAACACCAATGAATCCACTCGATGACAGATTAAATCAACCAGGAAGTAAAACCTGCAAGCACGGAGTGATGGCCTTTAAGACTGGTACATCAGCACGTGGACCTTGGCAGGGTTATATGTGCGCAGCACCTAAGGGTGCAGCAGATAAGTGCGAGACTATCTGGGTTCGTTAATGTATGCGCGAGCCAAGGTTCTATGAGAACCCTTCTTGCGCACAAGTAGGTGGTGACTTTTGGTTTCCGGAAAAAGCCGATGGGTCAATGAACACCGTAGAGATGGCGATGGCAAAGTCCATCTGCAATTCTTGTCCACACAAAGCTGAATGCGCAGAGTGGGGAATTAAGAACGAAGCCTTTGGTATATGGGGCGGTCTTACTGAAAAGGATCGTAGACCATTACGCAGGGCTAGAAACATTACACTGAGGGGAGAGGGCGTTGCTTGATTTACAACGTGCGTGGGGAACTGTCCTTACAAAAGCAACACCTCTGCCTGATGTATGGTCTGACTTAGCAGCCAAGCAGATTAAGTTCCGTAGAGGACAAGTCTGTATGGTTGCAGCAGCACCTAACGCTGGTAAGTCTATGTTTGCGCTTATCTATGCAGTCAAAGCAAAGGTACCAACTCTGTTCTTCTCAGCAGATACTGACACTACGACAGTAATGATGAGAGCAGCAGCGCATTCATCAGGTCATAATCAAGTTAACGTGGAGCAGAACCTTTCAACTGACTCACACTTTTATGATGGTTACTTTGAGAAATTGAAGCACATCAAGTGGGTCTTTGATTCCAGTCCGTCACTCGATGATATTGAGTTGGAAGTAAAGGCATACGTTGAACTCTATGGACAGTCACCAGAACTGATCATCATAGATAACCTGATGAATGTTGCTGCTGAAACAGATAACGAGTGGGCAGGGCTTCGTGCAATTATGATGGAGCTGCACGATATGGCACGTAAGACTGAAGCCTGCGTTCTAGTATTGCATCACGTATCTGAGCAATCAGAGTATGGCTCACCCACTGAACCACCTGCACGCCGTGCTATTCACGGCAAGGTGAGTCAGTTACCAGCGCTGATACTAACCCTTGGATACAACCCAACGAATGCTGAGTTGAAGATTGCAGCAGTGAAGAACCGCTTTGGTCCACACGCAGCAGATGGCAAGGACTACGTCATACTTTTAGTGGACTATGGTTCCTGCCGTATATCAGATAAGAATGATTACGGGGCGATGCTTCAAAGAGATGCAAGGTATGGGTACACTGGCGATTACATACCGGAAGATGAATACGGAAATGAGATAGCAGTATGACCTACGATTTCTTTGCAGATGAATGGTATGGAAAGTGTGGTGCTTGCAAGACTGAACTGTATGCACCTAACAAGTACGCTTACTGGAAACAATGGGAGATGCACACGCATTCTCAAGAATGTTTGGGAGGTTGGTAATGGCTAGTAGAGAGTATCAACACCTACAGAATGAGGTTAAACAACTCAAGGCTGATATGGCTAATCTGATTATGGCTCTTATCGAACTGAAAGTTTTTAAGATTAAGATTGATGAGAACGGTAACGCTATCTACGACACAGGTAAAGATGAGCAGCCCGAAGTACAATAAGGCTAAGGGCGCAGCCTTTGAGATTGATGTAATGAAATGGCTACGATCAATGGGTGCAGTAGCTGACCGCTTGCGACTAGCAGGCAAAGATGATGAGGGAGATTTAGTATGTGTCATTGCGGGACAGTCATACATACTAGAACTCAAGAACACAGCGAGGTTAAACCTTCCTGAGTTCTGGAGACAAGCAGAGGTTGAGGCGCTTAATTACGCTAAGGCTCGTGGTATTGGGGAAGTGCCACTGCATTATGTAGTAGTTAAGCGCCGCAACGCTGCGATAGAAAAGGCTTGGGTAGTCCA